ATGAAAGGGTTTCTCGGCAAGCGGGACGGCTGGTGGCACTATGTGCGCCGCGTGCCTGCGGTCTATGCCGAGCATGACCGGCGCGGCATCGTCAGGCAGTCGACCAAGATCCGCATCGCCGACGATCCGCGCGGCATTGCCGCGGGCAAGGCGGCGGCCAAGATCAACGAAGCGACCGAGGCTTTCTGGCGCGGGCTCTTCCTCGGCCGGGCCGATGAAGCGCAGCAGCGCTACGAGGCGGCCCGCCAGTTCACCCGCGCGCTCGGCTTCGACCCGGTGCCGGCATCCCAACTGGTCGATCTGGATGATGACGAGATCGTGCGGCGGGTGAGGGCGATCGAGCAGCGCGGGTTCAAGCCCGGCTCGGAAGCGCCCGATGCGGTGCTCGGCCTGGTCGCGGCACCGGAGCTGAAGCTTTCCGAGCTGCTCGACAAATACGAGGGTACGCAGAAGGCGACGCTTGCCGGCAAGTCCGAGGATCAGCTGCGGGTCTGGCGCAATGCCAAGCGCCGCGCCATCACGGTCCTGACCGAGGTGGTCGGCGCCGATCCGGCGCTCGGCGAGGATCCTGCCGTCGGCCGGCTGACGCGCTCGCACGCGCTCGACTTCCGCGAATATTGGCAGGAGCGGGTGAGCGACGACGAGGTCGAGATCGACACGGCCAACAAGGCGATCGGCCACCTCAACAAGATCTGGCGCGAGCTCAACCGAATCGACCGGATGAGCCTCGATCCGATCTTCGCGGAACTTCGCCTCGAGGGCGGCGGGGCCGAACAGCGGGCGGCCTTCGAAGCCGAGTTCGTGCAGAAGACACTGCTTGCGGCCGGCACCTTCGGCGAGCTCAACGACGAGGCGCGGCGCATCATCTATGTCATGGCCGATACCGGCCTGCGCCCCTCGGAAATCTGCAACCTGACCGAAGAGACGATCCGGCTCGACCACAAGATCCCGCATGTCGAGGTCCTGCCGGAGGGCAGGCAGACCAAGACGCGCGATTCGCGGCGAACGATCCCGCTCGTCGGCATCGCGCTGGCGGCGATGAAGCTGCAGCCGCAGGGCTTCCCGCGCTACCGCCACAATGCCGGCTCGCATTCGGCCCTGGTCAACCGGATGCTGACCGACAAGAAGCTGCGCCCGACGCCGCGCCACACGCTCTATTCGCTGCGGCACTGCTTCGAAGACCGCCTCACAGCGGTCGAAGCGCCGGAGAAGGTGATGGCCATCCTGATGGGGCACAAATACAGCCGGCCGCGCTATGGCGCCGGGCCGAGCCTGGAGCAGAAGCGGCTCTGGCTGCAGAAGATCGCCTTCAAGGCGCCTGCCGACGTCTAGCCTCGTCGAGGATGGCGCGGGCTCGCGCCACCGGATCCTGCCGGTTCGCCAGCCTGTCGCGGCCGGCGATCACCTTGTCGAGGAAGGGCGCGAAGCGCTCGCCATGCAAGACGACGCATTCGGCGAGGTAAAGCACCGCCGCGTCATAGTCCTGCAATGTGAGCGCCTCGGCTGGCATCAGTCGAGCGCCTCGTCATCGGCGAGCATCGCCTCGATGTCAGCGTCGGTAATCGGCGTCGCGCGGGTGATTGCCAGCGCCCGACGCCATTCGCGGTCCGACATGCCCGCCGAACGATCGCCCCATTCGACGAGGCCCTGCAGGTCGGTGAGCGCGGTTCTCTCGCTCCATTCCGGCTCCTCGCCGCCCGACATGCCGCCGAGCATCGGCGTGCCCGCAAGCGGATGACTTTGGCATTCGCAGCTGAACCGGGCGGGCTTGCGCAGATGACCGCAGCGGATGCGCATGCCGTGATAGCTGTCGTCGCGCTCGGCAAGGAAGAACTGGTCGGGCGTGTAGCGAAAGTGGGCGATCAGGATTTCGCGCGCCTGCTTCGATTTCTTCTTGAGGATACGGCGCGTCATCATGGTCAGAACGCCGGATAAGTTTCGGCCTCGCCGCGCGCGACGTTCTTGCCGAGGTCGGTGAGAATGTAGCTGACCATGTCGCGGCTGCCGGCATAGCTGCGCGGCACGGGGTGCATCTCGAATAGGCCGTGGTAGTAGGCTGCCTTCGGCATCGGGTCGCGATCGCTCGTATAAAAGTGGTCGCGATAGCCGGCCTTGAGCCCGGTGCCGCCAAAAGCGTGCACGACACAGTGCAGGACCTCGGCGCCAAGCTGATGCGCGAGCGGGTGCCGGTCCGGCAGGATGATGTCGCTGGACGGGCTACGGGCCACGGTGATGCTGCCGAGGAACTCCTTGAAGCTCCAATCCCAGTCCATCTGTCGATAGAGCCAGGAGCGCGCCTTGGCGGCGGTTTCGGCATAGACAATCGTGGTCTCGTCAATGCCGTGGATCGCGATGCGCCAGGCCTTGCGGATCCTGCTCATGGCCGGAACCTCTCCAGCTTTGCCGAATAGGGCACATAGAGCGGGTGGCGCGGGTGGCCGTCCTTGGTCAGCCCGAGCGCGTGGCGCGGCAGATCGCCGAGCCAGCCGAGCATGGTTTCGTCCTGGCCGAGATGGCCGCCATGGGCGCCCCAGGCGCAGATGACGACGCCGCGCGGATAGTCGTCGAACAGCACGCGCCCGACATGGCGCTGGTTGTCGACGCCGACGGGATCGTCGTCGTGATTCAGCGCCAGCAGCGCGCGCGGATCGGTGGCCCGATGGGCGAAGAGGTTGACGACCTCGAGGCGGTCATAGCCGAGCAGCTTGGCGAAGCCGACGCAGTTGCGGATGGTCGGATCGTCCTGCTCGCCGGTGGCCGTGCTCGGGTTGAGCATGACGAAGATGCAGGACTTCGGGTTGCCAAGCTGCGCGCCGGCGTCGTCGCTCCACATGTCCCATTGCGCCGGCTTCGGGTGCAGCCGCCATTCGCGCCAGAGGCGATAGCGGTAGCGCCCGCAGGCGGAAATCGTCGCGCCGGCTGAAATGTAGTTCATCGCCGCGCCTCCAGCATGGCGGCGTCGAGATGTTCTCTGAGGTCGCGCTCGACCAGCAGGTCGATCGCTCTGTCTTCACCGAGGCTGACGAACTCGCGATCGCCAAGTCGCAGAAGCGCAGCGACCGCCGCCCAGTGCGAAGTGAACGGCCCCCACCGGCTGCCATCGTCGAGAACGAGCATGTTTTCGATGGCGTAGCTCATGGCTCGACCGCCTCGAGCGCAACTTCTGGGTAGAGCTGGACCGAGCCGGGCTCACGCTCGCTCTCGACGCAATAGCCGATGGGCGTCAGCTCGGTGCTGTAAAAGCCGACGACGTGCCCCTGCCAGGAGGAGCCCTTCACCTTGCGCACGCGTTGGCGCAAAGCGAACTTGCGAGCTGCGACCTGATCGGCGGCGAGCGTGAGCAGCAGGCCCGGCGTTACGATGGTGACCCTGCGATCCTCGCCCCATGCATAGGTGCTCTCGCCACGGGCAACGGCGGCGATCAATGCGCTCAGCTCCGCACCGGTCATCATGGCGCTCATCGCTCACACCTTCATCGGCGCGAGCAGGGCATACATGTCGCTACCCTGGCGCGTGCTGAACATGGTGTTGGCGTTGTCGCCGCCGATGCGCATCAGCACCGTGTCGCCGCCGACGATGCCGAGCAGCTTCGACAGGTAGCGGTGATCGAAGCCGACCGCGAAGGCCTCGCCCTCGAAATCGCAGGCGACCTCCTCGCGCAGGTCGCCCGACGCCTGGTTGGCCATGGTCAGGGTCAGCTTGCGATCGTCGAAGCTGAAGACCGTCGAGCGGATATTGTCGCGGTCGGCGATGATGCCGACCCGCTCGATCGCCGCCAGAAGCGGCGAGGCCTCGACCGTGACCTCGTTCCGGATGTCCTTGGGCAAGGCCCGGTTGTAGTCGGGGAAGCCGCCCAGAAGCAGACTGGAGGTCAGTACGGTCTGCCCGATGATCACGCGGATCTTGCTCGCACACATGGCGATGGCGACCTCGCTCTTGGTCTTGTCGACCAGCCGCGCGACCTCGCTGACCGTCTTGGTCGGGATCGTGATGGCCGGAAAGCCCATCGCGCCTTCAGGTAGCGGAATGACGCGATGCGCCATCATGCGGCTGCCGTCGGTCGCGACGGCAGCCAGCTTCGGGCCGTTCTCAGTTTCGAACTGATGCCAGTAGACGCCGCAGAGATGCGACAAGGTAGGCTCGGTCGATGCGGCAAAGACCGTATCGCGCAGCAGGCTCGACAGCACTTCGCCCGGCATGTCGAAGCGGTGCGTCATGTCGCCCGGCGCGATGTCCGGATAGTCGCTCGCCGGCAGCGTCGGTAGCCTTGTGTGCGAGCGCCCGCAACGCATGCTTAGCCGCGTGTCCTCCTCCAAAGAGAAGCTAATCTGACTCCCGTCCGGCAGGCGCCGGATCAGATCGAACAGGAGATCGGCCGGCACGGTGACGGCACCGGCGACGTCGACCTGAGCGGCGGCCATTGTGCGGATCTCGATCTCAAGATCGGTGGCGGTGACTGTGATCTCCGCGCCGTCAGCCGAGATCCTGACATTGTTCAGGATCGGGATCAGATTGCGGCGCTGGATGATCTTCGCGGCCGGCTCGACGGCCTTGAGCAGGTCGGTGCGTTCGATGGTGAGCTTCACCGGTCGCGCTCCATTGCCGTTTCCAGCGCATCGGCGATGCCGGCGAATTCGGGGGGCAGCCCGCGACCGAGATGGATGATGCAATCCTCGATCTCGCCGCGCCGGGCGCGCGCCAGGGACTCGTGCATCGCGTTGCGATCGAGGGCCAGCGCGCGCTGCCCGACCAAGCATTCATCGCTGCAGCGCGCCGTCCTGAAATGCGTCAGGAGGTTATCGATCGCGGTGAAGGTCTCTCGGGTCGAGACAGCCTTGCCCTCAATGCTGCGTTGCAGGGTCGCGATTGCGCGCAGCTGCAAGGCGTTGCGCTGGCGCAGCTCACGGCGAACGCGGGCTGCCCGCAGCCATTTGGTCATGCGCGACCATGTCGGCATCTCAAGCTTGGATATGATCGCGGGCACGAGCGCCTCCCTTGGGTGAGTTCTGGAGTTGCGGCATGTCGCCGTATTCGCAGGCATGAGGATCGGGGACCGTGCCGCGCGCCGGCCGGTCGAGGAGCCGGGCGAGGCCGAAGCCGGCGACGACGGCGAGCAGCAGGATGAAGCCGAGCGCCGGATCGAGCGGCGGGAGCTGGGCGTCGAGCCAGGCGATCATTGGTCGCCCTCCTGCATCAGCGTGAAGGGGTCAACGTGCGTAAACATCGGCGTCGAGAAATAGCCGGGCTCACTGCAAGGGTTGTCCTCGATCCGCCAATGGCTCTCGTCGAGGCCGATCGCGCCGACGAGATGGCCGAAGGGGCCGTGCATCTCCGCCGCTGGCTCGGGAGCAGACACGGACGCTGCAGGGGTGGTGGGTTCATCGGGCCAGTCTTCGGCACGGATCGCCTTCATCCCCGGCTCGATTTGCGCTTCAGCCTTGGCATCGGCTTCGGTGTAGCGCCCGGCCTCGCTCTTTCGCGTCGTGTAGCCAGCCCTATTCGGGCGGTAGAAGTAGCCACCCTTGCGGATCAGCCAGCCGCCGGTTTCATCCCCTTGCGTCGGGGCCGGGGTGAGGAAGGCGAAAAGCTCTGCGGCCCGGCGAAAATCATCCGCCCATAGGGTGTAGGAGTGACCGCTCTCGCTAACCGGGCACGACAACGAAAGCTCATCGGTGCCGTGCCGCCCAATGATTGCTTCAAGGTAACTGATCCGTCCGATCTCGCCCTTTAGCGGGCCAGCGATCTTTGCGAACGGCTCCAATGCTGCCCGCACCGCCTCCACGCTCGCGGTCGGCTGGACGGGCGTCGCGCGAGGGGTGGCGTGCGCGCCGGCAATCTCCAGATGCCCGACGATCAGGCCCTGCTGCTGGCCGGCGAGGTTGTGCTTGATCGGCCAGGCGCTATCGCCGGCGCCTTCCCAGCCCATCGCTTCCCAGCCCGTATGACTGTGCCAATGCAGCAGGAAGGTGTTGCCGTGCGCGTCGCGGCCGATGAAATCGCCGGTCGCGCCGGCGGGCGGCAGACCGGGGGTGAGTGTGGCGGGCGGGCTCATGACACGCCTCGCGCCGCTGGATCGATCCCTGGCCGCATGCGCTGATCTGCGCCTGTGAGGTGGCGGTGCCAGTTCAGCAGCGCCGCGGCCGTCGATATGGTGTGGTGCTGCGCCTTGTGCGCGTCGCCTGCGACCTGAGCTGCGGCAGCCTTCTGCGCGAGGTAGCCGATCAGCCAGAACCAATCCCACGCCGATTTGCCGGTGTCGTGCTCGGCGCCCCAGCGCTCAACCTGGTGCGCGGCCTCAAGCTCTGCGCCCTTAAGCCAGTCGTCGGTTTCCGGGCTGTTGATCAACCCTTCAAGCTCCGCGACGCGGGCAAGAGCGGCGTCAAGGGCGACCTGCTGCTTCTGCAGGGCAGTTAGCGCTTGCTCCGGCAGCGAGGTGAAAGTCGAGAAGCCGCCATCCCAGCAGCGCCATTGGCCGTGCCGCTTGCCAAGATCGCGGATGAGCTTGCTGATGTCGTCGCTCATGCGCTCTCTCCCACGGCCTGCAGATAGAGATCGAGGATCGCCTCTTCCTGCCGGCGCTCGTCGAGATCGCGCCGGCGCAACGCGACGACCTTGCGCAGGACCCGGACGTCGTAGCCGTTGGCCTTGGCCTCGGCGTACACCTCCTTGATGTCGTCGGAGATCGTCTTCTTCTCCTCCTCCAGCCGCTCGACGCGCTGGACGATGGATTTGAGCTGGTCGCCCTGGATCGGCTCGTCGCCGCCGGCGCTCTCGCTGTTCTTGGGATAGGCCATGGCTCAGCGGCCTCCCTCTGCGGCCAACCTTGCGTTCTGCTCGGCGACGATGCGGGTGAGGTCGGCGATGCGGGCGTCGAGCCGGCGCCGCGCGGTTCCGAGCACCTCGAGGCGGGCGGCCCGCGTCGCGATCTCGCCGGCGAGCTGGACTTCCTCGCTGCTCAAGGCCGCGTGCTGGCGCTCGACCTCGGCCGCCGCCGCCTCCAGCTCGGCGAGCACGCGCTCGGCATGTGGCGGGGCATGCCTGCGTTCGGCGAGCGGGCCGCCAAGGCGGGTGTAGATGCCGCGGCCGGCGACGGTCTGCGTGGCGCAGGCGCGTTCCTCGCCATAGATGCCGGTATAGGCCTGCAGGAGCGCCCAGCCGCGGACGGCGATGGCCTGCACGGTGACGTCGCGAACCTGCGTGTCCGGAAAGGCGCGGCAGCGCCAGTGCCCGCCCTCGCCACCCTGGCGGTAGAGCGCCCCGGTGCAGAGCAGGCCGAGCGCGATGCGCTGATGCAGCGAGGGCTGCTCGGCCTGCGGCACGCCGGCGGTGAGGGCGGGCAGGGCGGCCATCAGTGACGGGCCTTGCCGTTGCGGCGGGCGATCTGCTTTGCCGCCTCGAAATGCGTGTCGATCTGCTCGCCTGTGAAATCGAGCAGCAGGTCTTCGCGCGTCACGCCGCCGGCGGAGGCGGTGTGGCTGGTGATGAAATCGGCCATCTGCGCCGGAACGGACCGTTCGGCGGGGCGGGCGGCGATGCTGGGGGATGCGGACACGGGACTTCTCCTGAAAATCGGTGACGGTGGATTGCGGGGAGAAGCGTCAGGGTGGCGCGCGGGCGCGGGTCATGCGCCTTGCCGCAGCGGCAACTCTTGCGAGCATCGGGAGTGGCCCGCGCCGATTCGCAGTCGGCGCGGGCCGCGCAACCGTCACGCTGGAGGCACCCATGACGATCACGAAAGAGCCGCCTGTCTCAGGCGGGGATGAGGATGACGATTCCTGCTGGCGAGAAGACCTGCTCGCGCTTCGGCAGATCGTGAAGGCGCTGGCGATCCGTGTCGCTGTTCGGGCCGAGAATCCCTTCGACGAGCTGCAGACCATTCGCCGGCTGGCATTGGCCAATGCCGCCGCTACAGCGAACGTCATGCATCCGCGCCGCGATGTCGCCGACGTCGAGCGCGAGATCAACGCGATCGTGGAACTGGCGGAGAGGCAGATCATCTGAGGCCCCGCCAATTGCCGGCCGACAGATAGGCATGAGCGCTCGGCGGGCGACCGGCGAGTCCGTTGGTCTCCCGGGCGTCGATGAGTGCAGGGATGGCCTTTATCGCGGCCTGACGGTCGGCGGCGCTCAGGCGCTGCCACTGAATGATGGCGGCCTTGCGTGCCTCGTCGGTCAGGGCTCGCGGCCACGCCGTCTCGAAGTTCGCGAAAACCGCCGCCTGCGGGTCGAGCGACGGACGCTCGCCCGGCGTCATCGAGATGACGGGCCGGCGCAGCGAGGGGTCGAGTGCCTCGCGGTAGAGATGGAGGATGGCCGCGCGCTCTTCTGCCGGCTGGTAGTCGCCGGGATGGGCGACTGGACCAAGGGCCAGCTCGACCAGCAGCGGAACGTTGAAACCGTCAACCTGCAGCGAGCGCAGCATCTCGACTGCCGCGACAATGCGGGCGTCTGCCCCGCGGCTCTCGGTGGGGAGTGCGGACGCAGGCCCGCTCACCGGCCCGCCCCATAGGCAGCCCAGCTGAGGACGGCGGCGGTGAAGATCGAGAGCGCGACGAGGTCGACCAGCGTCGAGGCCCAGCGGCGCCGGATCAGGCGGCGAGCGACCTCACGACGGGTTTGCGGGACATAGGGCAGAGACACGGGCGCGCTCCATCGGGTTGCGATGGAGCAGTTACACCTAATGGGGTTTTATCGTCAACACCTAGGTGGTTAAGATCGAGAGTATTTTCCGACCACACGATGACAGACCGGCCATTCGGCGCGCGAAATCGCAAAATCGCGAGCTGGATTGTATTGCTCCACAAGCCAGTCGGTAGCCGTCGCCTTCTGCAAAAACTTAATCATGGCCCGGTCGTCAGCCTGATCGTTGGTATAGAAGATATAGACTTCGTCAGGAATCACAGGCAATCGAGGGTGAACAATCGCCTTCTCGCCCGGACGGAAGGCTGGATACATAGAATCTCCGGCAATGTAAGCGAGATATCCGTCCTTGACGCCAATGAGCGGTTCTGGACGCCTTACATACTCGATAGGCTCTTTATCTATAATGAGCGCTCCGGCACCACCTTCGACGGCAGGGTAAACAGGAACGTCATCGCCATTCGCCCCACCGCGCATTTCCTTATGGGCTTCAAGCCGATTAATCTCGCGCTGCTTTTCAGGGGGAAGCTTCCTGTAAAGCGCCTCCGTCGCCTGGCCAATTATCGCCGACGTAGCTCGCATCTGCTCTGTGAACGCGAAGACAGGGTCAAGTTTGTGCAGCGGGGTCTGCAAGACTTGGGCAATTTGAGGAAGGAACCGGCTGCTCTCAGTTAAGCCGCGCTCAATCTTATCAATCGTCGTCTGGCTTGCGCCAATCCGATCGGCCAGCCCTTCCTGAGTCAGGCCTGCCGCTTCTCTAGCGTCGCGTACTGCTTGTGGATTGATTGCCATGACAAGTTAATACCTCAACCCCTCACGTGTGTCTAAAAACCTAGGGGGTATTGACGCTCAACAACTTTTGGGGTTAGCGGTGTTCCATGAGCACCGAAGCCACCATCGACGAAGCGATCCGCATCGCGGGTTCTCAAAAGCGCCTGGCTGAGCGCTCGGGACTTTCCCAACAGCACATATCGAAATTGCGAAACGGACAACGCAGCGTCACGGCGGAGACCGCTGTTGCGCTCGAATCAGCGACCGATGGCTTGGTCGCTCGCTGGCGTCTTCGCCCAGATCTCTGGCTCGCTCCCCTCTCCGTCACGGTTCCCTAACCCGCCGCCACTTCCCGGCGCGATTGGTATCGCGCGCCCTGCAACCACCGAGGCTTCGATGCTCAAGAACGATGCCGACTTCTTCCGGATCAAGGCCTCGCATGGCGACCTGATCGACCGGGCCGGCGGCCAGAAGCGCGCCGGCGCGCTGGTCGGGCTGTCGCAGCAGATGATGAGCTGCGTCGCGGATCGCAACCATGGCTCGCTGCTCTCGGTCCGTTCCAAGCTGATCCTCGAGCGCGACTGCGACGAGCCGCTGGCGACGCGGGTCGAGGCCGATCTGCTCGGCCATGGGCTGGTGCGGCTTACGCCGCTGCCGATCGCGCATGACAGCCCGTTCAGCGCCCATGCCGCGGTGATCGAAGGCTTTGGCGAGCTCTGCCAGGTGTTCTCGCAGAGCGTCGCCGACGGCGTCTATTCGCGCACCGACGCCGCCACCGTCGACGCCCGCCTCGCAGAGATGCTCCGCGACATCGAGCGCTTCCGCCGCGTCAACGCCGCGGCGCTGGCCCGAGGCGCGGCATGAGCGCCTGCGCCTCCTGTCGCGGCCGCGGCTTCCGCATCGTGACGCAGGACGGCACGCGCCCGGCCTGCATCAGCTGCGGCGGCTCCGGCCGCCTCTCTTCTCCTGCCCCTGTTTCCCCTCCGGCAGCCGCGGCGGCGGCCGGACACCTGCCGCCGGCCCGCGCCCCTTCGGGCCGGCGGCCTTTCCTTCAATCGGAGCCGACGTGATGAAGGCGCCTGAATGGCTGCGCAAGCTGATCCACCAGCGGGCCCTCGTACTGACGGCACGGCGTCCGCCCGACGTGATCATCGGGACAGCCGACAACCCGTACATGCACCGCTGGTACGTGCTGCCGCGCAATCGCTGGCTGAACCTCTATCTGCGCCGGTTCTGGCGCAGCGACGACGACCGCGCCCTGCATGATCATCCTTGGTGGAACTGCTCGCTTCTGCTCGCCGGATCTTACGTCGAGCACACCATCGCGAGCGGCGGCATCAACCGGCGCGAGCGGCTGACGGCAGGCGCTCTGCGCTTCCGCCCGGCCAAGGCGGCGCACCGGATCGAACTGGAGCAAGGCGAACTCGGCCCGCGGCGGTGCCTCAGCCTGTTCGCCACTGGCCCGCGCATCCGCGACTGGGGCTTCCACTGTCCGCGCGGCTGGGTGCCCTGGCGCGTCTTCACCTCTGAAGCGCCAGCCAAGGACGGCGCGCCGCGCGTCTCCTCGATCGGCCGTGGCTGCGGGGAGGACGATCATGCTTGACCGCACCTCCGGTGCCTCTCCCACCAGCGACAGCTTCACCCGCATCGCCTGCCAGAACTGCGGCGTGGTCGCGCCGATGATCCGTCTGCCGGTCTCCTCGCTGGCGCCGGGCGAATTGCAGAGCAGCGGCCAATGGCTGGCGACCGCCGCCGTGCTGGAAGAGGCGGCTAAGCAGCTGACCGCCCGCGCGCTGCACAGCCATTTCGACCGCGTGCGGGCCAAGGCGACCGGGCGATTCCTCTGCGAGGCCGCCGCCGAAATCCGCGCCAACCTTGCCCTCGAGGAGATGACCGCATGCCAGATGCGCAGCTGAACGGCGTGGTGATCCTCGCCCGCGCCTCGATCCGCCGCGATGGCGGCACGCAGCCGCGCGCGGCGCTGAACGAGCAGACCATCGCCGACTATGCCGAGGCACTGGACCGCGGCGAGCCGTTCCCGCCTGCCACCGTGTTCTATGACGGCAGCGATTACTGGCTCGCCGACGGCTTCCACCGCGACGGCGCGCATGACCGGCTCGGCTGGGAGGAGATGTCCTGCGACGTTCGCGCCGGGACGCGGCGAGACGCCGTGCTCTACGCCTGCGGCGCCAACGAGGCGCATGGCCTGCGCCGCTCGAACGAGGACAAGCGCCGGGCGGTGCTGATCCTGCTCGGCGATCCGGAATGGGCGCATTGGAGCGACAGCGAGATCGCCCGTCGCTGCCGCGTCTCGCATCCCTTCGTCGCCAAGCTGCGGCCCGTCACCGGAAACGTTTCAGGTGAGCGCACCTATGTCACCCGCCACGGCACCATCTCGACCATGGCGCCGGCAGCGATGGGCAAGCGCGCCGCCGATGTCGCGACCATCCGCTCGGTGCCGGTGCAGGCGCTCTACCAGGTCATCGCCGAAGAGCGCGACCGCAGGCAGGAAGCCAAGCGCGACCGGCGCGAAGAGCGCGAGCAACAGCTCGGCGAGAAGATCGCTGCCGCCAACGCGGCCCTGCCCGCAATGGCGGCGGCGCAGCGCACCTTCGGCGTGCTGCTCGCTGATCCGGCTTGGCGACCGGAGCCGTATTCACGCGCGACCGGCATGGATCGGGCGCCGGACAATCATTACCCGACGATGCCGACCTCGGAAATCGCGGCGCTGCCGATCGGCGCGCTGGCGGCGCGCGATTGCGCGCTCTTCCTGTGGGCGACCATGCAGATGTTGCCCGACGCCTTCGTGGTGCTTGGCGCATGGGGCTTCACCTACAAGTCGCATGCGATCTGGGTGAAGCGCCGCGCCGGCAGGAAGCGCGGACCGGGCTACTGGTTCACCGGCGAGCACGAAATCCTGATCGTCGCGGTGCGCGGCGACCCGCCCTGCCCGGCGCCCGGCCTGCAATGGCCCTCGGTCTTCGTCGCGCCCGTGGCCGAGCATTCGGAGAAGCCGGACCGCGCCTATGAGCTGATCGAAGCTTATTTCCCGACCGTTCCCAAGCTGGAGCTGAACGCCCGCGTGCGCCGTGAGGGCTGGGAGAGCTGGGGCGCCGAAGTGCCCGACGCGCCGCCGGGCGTCCGCCTCGGCCGGCCGCGCCCGGAAGAGATCGACGCCTGGAAGGCGGAGGCCTCCACCCATGCGTGAGCTGATCGTCGATTCCTTCGCCGGCGGCGGCGGCGCGTCCACCGGGATCGAGCTGGCGCTTGGCCGCTCGCCGGACATCGCCATCAACCACGATGCCGAGGCGCTGGCGCTGCACCGGATGAACCATCCGGAGACGCTGCACCTGCCGCACAATGTCTGGAAGGTCGACCCCGTCGCCGTCACCGGCGACGCGCCGGTCGGGCTGCTCTGGGCCTCGCCGGACTGCAAGCATTTCTCGAAGGCCAAGGGCGGCAGGCCGGTCAAGCGTTCGATCCGCGATCTCGCCTGGGTGGTGGTGCGCTGGGCGCGCCAGGTCCGCCCGCGCATCATCATCCTCGAGAACGTCGAGGAGTTCCGCGACTGGGGGCCGATCTTAGAAGACGGCCAGCCCTGCAAGGACCGCAAGGGCGAAACCTTCAAGCGCTGGGAAGGCGAGCTGAAGCGTCTGGGCTACCGTGTCGAGCATCGCGAGCTGCGCGCCTGCGACTATGGCGCGCCGACGATCCGCAAGCGGCTCTTCCTGATCGCCCGCCGCGACGGCGAAAAGATCGTCTGGCCGAAGCCGACACACGGCAAGCCCGACGATGCCGAGGTGATCGCCGGCAGCAAGAAGCCATGGCGCACGGCGGCCGGCATCATCGACTGGTCGCTGCCCTGCCATTCGATCTTCCTCAACCGCGAGGAAGGCCGGGCGGTCGGTGTCAACCGGCCGCTCGCCGACGCGACGATGGCTCGCATCGCCCGCGGGGTGAAACGCTATGTGATCGACGCGGCCAAACCGTTCGTGGTGCGGACCGACATGGCGAGCGCCGCCGCGCGCAACGGCGTGCATGGTGTCGACGAGCCCGTGCGCACCATGACGACGGGCGGCAGCTTCGCGCTGGCGACGCCCTTCATTACGAAGTTCCGCGCAAACAGCGTCGGCTCGACGCTCGACGAGCCGCTGCACACCGTGACGGCCAATGGCGAGAACCGGGCGCGGCCGGGCGGCGCCGCGCCGCTAGGACTGGTCGCGCCGATTCTTGCCGGCTGTGGCGGCCGGGCCGGGCAATCGCGCCCGCGCTCTGCCGGCGAGCCGACCGCGACCGGCACGGCGAAGGCCGACGTCTGCCTGGTCGCGCCAGTGCTGACCTATGCCCAGCAGGGCGGGCTCAACCGCTCGCCGGAGGAGCCGCATTCGACGATCTGCGCCTCGTCCAAGGACCAGAACGCGCTTATCGCCGGCACACTGGTCCAGACCGGCTATGGCGAGCGCGCCGGGCAGGATCCGCGCGCGCTCGATCCCGGCGCGCCGCTCGGCACCGTCGTCGCCGGCGGCGTCAAGCATGCCGCGGTCGCGGCCTTCCTCGCGCAGCACAACACGGGCGTCGTCGGGCACTCGCTTGAAAAGCCGGTCTCGACACTGACTGCCGGCGGGGCGTTCGGCATGCCGCAGCAGGCGCTCGTCGCCTCGCATGTGCTGAACATGAAGGGTTCGGAGCGCGCCTCCAGCGGGCCGCACGATCCGATTCCGACCATCTGCGCCGGCACCACGCATGCGACGGAGGTCCGCGCCTTCCTGATCAAATACTACGGCACCGGCGACGGGCAGGAATGCTCCGATCCGATGCATACCGTGGTGACCAAGGACCGCTATGGCCTCGTCACGGTTGAGATCGACGGCGAGCCCTATGTGATCGCCGATATCGGCATGCGCATGCTCTCGCCGCGCGAGCTCTACCGGGCGCAGGGCTTCCCTGACAGCTACATCATCGACAAGGGCCTGCGGGTCGAGCCGCGCGAGGGCTTCGGCGAGGATGACGGCGAGGCCGATGTCATCCCGATCACCAAGACGGCGCAGGTCCGCATGTGCGGCAACAGCGTCTGCCCGCCGCTGGCCCACGCCCTCGTCACCGCCAACTACCAGCCGCGCGTTGCCGCCAGCGAGACGCCGCGCCGGCCGATGGTCGAACTGCCGCTGTTTCCGAGGGAGGCGGCGGAGTGATGGACAGCCTGCTTGAGTATGCCCTGCCTGCACTCGTGGTCGCCGTCTATATCGGCTGGGGGCTTATCCGTCTCTTTGGGAGGCGGAGTTGATGTTCTATGTCGGTCTGCACCAGCCCGCCGATGCGCGGTATTTCGAGCAAGCCTTCATTTCCGTCAATCGAGTGCGCGCGCGGCGCAAGCCAGTGGCGGCGAAGGCCTGGATCATGGATTCGGGCGCGTTCACCGAGATCGCCGCGCATGGGCGCTACCGACATGGTGTCGAGTCCTATGCGGAAGTGATCAACCGTTGGGCTTATCCCGGCTCCGGCCTCGTTGCTGCGGTCGCGCAGGACTATATGTGCGAGCCGTTCATCATTGCGAAGACGGGCCTCTCGGTTGCCGAGCATCAGCGCCTGACCATCGAGCGCTACGATGCGCTTCTGCCGCTCGTGCGTGGCGTCTATGTGATGCCCGTTCTGCAGGGCTTCACGCCTGCGGAATATCTCAGTCATCTGCGCCAGTATGGGGACCGACTCGGCCATGCCGCCTATGTCGGCGTCGGCTCGGTCTGCAAGCGCAACATCGACGTTCGGCAGATTGAGGTCATTCTCGGCGCGATCAAGCGGGCAAGGCCTGACCTGCGGCTGCATGGTTTCGGACTGAAGGTCACGTCGCTAGCGAGCGGCGCCGTGCGGGACTGCCTGCATAGCGCGGACTCGATGGCTTGGTCGTTTGCAGCTCGCAGGCAAGGTCGCGCCGATCGACGGCGCCTTCGTGCCGCTGCGGCTGCCGGTCTCGATGCTGGTCAGCGCCGCGCCGTCCTGGCGCGAGGCGCTGGAAGGCTGGTTTTCCGACAAGGCCGGCGCGGTGCCGCTGGCGGACATCTACCGGGCCTTTGCCGACCATCCGAAGGCGCGGCGCAACCAGCACTGGCGCGACAAGCTGCGCCAGGTGCTGCAGCGCGGCCAGTTCGAACGGGTCGACAAGGGTCTCTGGCGCCGGAGGGCGGCATGAACCGACTCGATCTTCCCCTTCCTGGTGATGACGCCGTTCCCGTCGCCGAATGGCGGCGTGAGGTCGATGAGCCGGTGCTGATCTTCGTCGAGCATCCGAACCTCGCCTTTGCCCACGACGAGGCTGAGCGTGACCGCTGGCGCGGCTGGTTCAAGGCCGCATGGACGGATTTCAACGGCGGCGGCTGGGTCTGGTTGGGCATGCTCGGCACCGTCACCCATGTCGTGCCGGATATCGACGATCCGCGCTCGCCGCACTTCCATGGAGGCGAGGCGTGAGCGCCGCCCTACTCGGTCTTGCCCTCAAGGCGAAGCTGCATTCGCAGACGCGCAAGATGGTGCTGATCAAGCTCGTCGACTGCTGCCATGAGGACGGCACGCGGATCTACCCATCGCTCGCGACCATTGCCGAGGACGCCGAATGCTCGGTCGCGACCGCTCGGCGCGTCATGCAGATGTTCTGCAGGGTCGGCCTGCTGCGCAAGGTCAAGGATGGCGGCTCCGGCGCCAAATCGACCAATCATTACGAGATGGACGTCGAGATGCTGGCGCGCCTGCGCCGGCCGGAGCTGTGGCCGGCTATGGAAGCGGCGGCGGTGCATCAGCCGCTGTCCGATTCCGACGATGAGGACGACGATGCCGCGCCGCCGGAAACCGTCGGGCCGGAGGCGACCGAGGTGGTCTCGAATAAGGGTATCACCGTGCAAGGGTATCACGGTGATACCCTTCCAAATCGGCCGGAAGGGTATCATCAGGGTGATACCCAACCCCTTAGTAGAAACCTCAGTTATGAGAGAGAGGGCGTGGGCGCAGGCGCGAGCGAGCCAGCGAGCGAAGGCGAGCCTGCACCGGACGGACAGACGCCGAGCTTCGAAGACTTCCTCGAGGCCTATCCCCACGCCAAGGGCGACAACCGTGTGCAGCTGCGCTCGGCCTGGGAGGCGATGCCCTTCGACCAGCGCCGCGCAGCGATCGACGGGATCGGCGCCTATGCCGCCGAACGGAAGGCGGGCGGGCTGAAAAGCCGGCTGAGCGGGCCGCAATACCTCGCCGGACGCTGCTGGATCGGCCTCGAAAAGCAGGCAGCGCAGCGGCAGGCGACGCAGGCGGCGGGCGCTCCGGTGTCGATCTCAGGCTGGTCGAAGGACTGGTGGCTGCTGCTGCTCGACCGGCTCGCCGCCGGGCGCAATCCGGGTTTCTGGGTTCAGCAGGCGGAGGCGCACAAGCCGCTTTCCGCCTCGGGCGCCGATATCGCCACGGCGGGCAAGCGCATCGGCGAGCTGCACGCCTATCGCTGCGACGGGCCGGAGATCGAGGCCTGGCGGCCCTGGCTCGCCGCAAGAGGCGCCCGCATCCCGCCGTTCAAAGGCGAGTTCCGCGTGTTCCTGCCATCACCGATGCCGCCCGGCGGCAGAAACGAGAAAGGCGATGACGATGTCGCGTTCTGACAGCCCGCAGGCGAAGCAGATCGCCCGGATCGACCGCGAGGAACGGGCGAAGCGGCACGAGCGGAAGGAGGCCTTCAAGGCCGGGCAGGCCAGCGCCGCGGCCGAAGCGAAGCGGGCTGTCGAGCTGAAGCTGCTCGACGACGTCAGGGCCGCGAAAGTGGCGGGCGCGATGCCATCGATCTCGATTACAAAGGTCAAGCCGAAGGTGAAGGCCGGCAAGGCGCCGGTAAAGGGCGAGCGCACCGTCGATAACCCTTATCGCGCCGGCGAGAAGATTACGGCGACGGTCAACCTTGCCGAGCATCCCCTCGAGATGATGCTGGCGCGCCGACGCCTCACCCAGGCGCAATACGAGGCCGGCATCCGCTTCCGGGCGATCTACGAGCACGCCATGATCGGGCCGGGCCGCGGCATAGATCCGGGCAAGATCAAGGTCGACGGCGGCAAGATGGGTGATCCGCTGTCCGACGCGGTGCTGCATGCGCATTTTGAATTGAAGAGGCTGGCGGGTGAAACCGGACAGGTCGGCATGACCATGCTCGTCTCGATCTGCGGGCGTGGCGAGACGGTGACTGAGGTGGCAAGGCGCTGGCCTTCTGCCGAAGCAGAACGGCAGGTGGTCGCCTATATCGGCTTGCGCCTGCGCGAGGTGCTCGACGTGCTGGCCGAGGATGTGTGGGGCGGCAAGGGGCCTGCGCATGGCCACATCACGGGGCTGAGAGAACTCGGCAGTGGCGTGATCGACGATCAGGCGATCGCGGTGGCCAACCAGACTTATCTGCGGAAGCGTGGGATAAGCCTGTAGTATCGAGCCTGCATTCACCAATTGATAGTTGACCGACTGTCAGCTGCGTGCATGTAAATAGATATCAGCACGAATCGCGCCCGGAGCCGGACACGGCCTCCGGGCGTTGTCGTTAGAGGGCCTGGCCACGAAGCGCATCCGCACCTTCCGCACGGCTCGCCAGGTCGAGCAGGCTGCCAAGGCAGAGCGGGAGTACGACCAGCGCCGGGCTCGCGAGACCGAGACGCGGCGGCTCTACTGGACGGCGCGCTGGCGCAAGATCGCCAAGGCTCAGCTGACCGAGCATCCGCTCTGCGCGATGTGCGGGGCGGAAGGTGTCGTCGCTGCAGCCACCATCTGCGACCACGTCGTGCCGCACCGTGGCGACGTCGAGCAGTTCTGGAACGGCGAGCGGCAGAGCCTCTGCAAGGATCATCACGACAGCGCGAAGCAGCGCGAGGAGCGGCGACGCTTGTAAGGGTTCAAGCGATCGAAGCGGTGGCAATCGGCCGATAACGGCACAAGGGGGGGGGCGGGTCAAAAGTCCAGAGCCCCCATCCCCTGCACCGGGTGGCTACTGTTGTTCGTGGCGTCGCGAAATTTTCCCGAGATTCTTTTTTTGTAGGAGGGTGAGGCCAGCCTCGCCGCGATCGACATGGGCAGGCGCAAGGATGATCCGGCGGTTCAGAAAGCGAAGGGCTTTCCGAGTCGGCGCGAGAAGCAGACCGAGGCCGCGTTGAAGGCGAAGGCCTCCGGCCCGACAGCGGAAGAGCAGCTGCTCGCCAGCATGGACATCGCCGGCCTGCGCCCGCCCGCCCGCTTCGCCCGCAAGGAGTTCAAGGAGGAGCGCGACGTCTGGATGGCGATCGCGCCGCGGCTGAAGCAGACGCTGCGCGCCTCCGCCGAATTCCAGGCGCCGCTGGTCGCCTATTGCGACGCAGTCGCCCGTTACAATCGCTCAGTCCTGGCGCTTCGGCGCGAGGGCTACGTCGTCATGGTCAAGACGGTCTCGCAGGACCTGATGCCCCGCACCAACCCGAACGAGAAGATCCGGGCGCAGGCGCTGACCGAAATCCTCGCGCTCTCGGCCCGCTTCGGCTTTACCCCGAGCGACAATTTCGCGCTGCTGATCGACCAGCGTCGCGTGCTTGAGCGTGGTGCCGGCGGAGGCCAGGGCGACCTTGGCCTTTATGATCAGCCGGCGCCGGGCGAGACGCCGGCCGCCGCCTCCGACCCGGTCGGCGGCATGGACCGCTTCGACTCGCCGCCGCCGGGCACGCTGCCGAACTGAGCGGCGATGGAGACGAGCGGGGCGGCGGTCGCCGCGTCCGGCGCGCTCTGGCCGCTGCCGGACTGGCTCGCCGAACATGAGAGCGACCCGGCCTATGGCTGGGCGATCTCGGCATGGAAACGGGCCGCGGCGCAGAAGGGCGCCTGGTTCGATGCCCGCAAGGCCGAGCAGGTCGTCACCAACTGGCCGCGCTGGTTCAAGCTGACGGCGGACCGCTTCGCCGGCGTGCCGTTCCGGCTGCTGAAGTGGCAGGAGATCGTCGTCCGGCTGCTGGTCGGCTGGAAGCGTCCGGCGGATCATATCGATCCCCATACCGGCAAGCCGATCGTCTACCATGTCCGCGTCTTCTCGCGGCTGCTGCTGTGGGTGCCGCGCAAGAACGGCAAGAGCGAGTTCCTGGCGGCGCTGTCGCTGCTCTTCTTCGTGCATGAGCGGCTGGTCGGCTCGGAAGGCTATTGCTTCGCCCGCGACGAGGACCAGGCGAAGATCACCTTCGGCCGCATGAAGAGCATGCTGCTGAAGGATCCGGCGCTCACCGGCGGCGCCACGCCGCGGGTGACGATGACGGCGAAGGGCATCTTCGTCGCCGAGACGGCGAGCGGGTTTCACCTGCTCTCCGGCAAGCCCGACGGCAAGCATGGCCGCATGCCGCAGGTCATCACCGGCGACGAGATGCACGAATGGGAGACGCGCGACCTCGAGGACAATCTACGGCAGGGCACCGGCACGCGGCTGCAATCGATGCAGCTCTACGCGTCGACCGCCGGACTGAAAAGCAAGGTTGTCGGCTACGGGCTCTGGGAGGAGACGCTCGGCATCCTCGACGAAGCGACCAAGAACAAGAACACTCTGGCCGTCGTCTTCGCGGCCGATCCTGATGACGACTGGCAGGATGAGAAGGTCTGGGCCAAGGCCAATCCGACGATCGGCCTGACCCCGACCTGGGATTATCTCAGGAATGAGGCGGACACGGCCCGCGATAACCCACGCGCCGAGGCTGCCTTCCGGCGCTATCACCTCAACCAGTGGGTCGAGCAGACTGTCCGTTGGTTGAAGCGCGACAAGTGGCTGGCCTGCGCACCGGATCCGACCGCCTGGCGCACGCGGCGCGAGGCGCTGAAGGGCCGGCGCTGCTGCCTGGCGATCGACGTCTCGGCGACGCAGGACATCACGGCGAAGGTCCAGATCTTCGAGCCTGAGGCTCCCGGCAAGCCCTATCTGCTGCTGCCGCGCTTCTGGATCCCTGAGGGGAAGCTCTCCTCTCGCAAGAAGCACGATCGCATCACGCCTTGGCAGTACTGGGTCGATCAGGGCGCGATCCAGACGACACCCGGTGACGCGGTCGACCAGAACTTCGTGATGAAGGCGGTCAAGGATGACCTCGCCGAATTCGAGATCGAGGCGATCGGCTTCGATCCCTGGAACGCGGCGAAGCTGATCGGCGACCTGCAGCTCGACGGCGTCGATCCCGAGCTGCTGGTCGAGATGCGCCAGGGCATCCTGACGCTCGGCGAGCCGTCGAAAGAATTCGAGCGCCTGGTGATCACCGGGCTGATGGATCATGGCGGGCACCCAGTGCTCGCCTGGATGGCGGGGCATGTTCAGGTGCGCTTCGACGAGAACATGAATTTCATGCCGGCCCGCAAGCGCTCGGCCGACAAGATCGACGGCATCGTCGCCAGCGTCATGGCCCTTGGCCTGACGATGAAGGACGGGCCGGTGCGCGTCGACCTCGACGACTATCTCGCCAATGCGGTGATGACCTGATGGGTATCTGGGACGGGCTGTTCGGGCGGCGCAACGTCAAGCTGTCGAACCGCGACGACGCCAGGGATCTCGCCGCGGCGCTCGCCGGCGGTGTCAGCGGCAGCGGCAAGGCCGTCACCGTCGACGCTGCCATGCAGGTCGCGACGGCCTGGGCCTGCATTCGCCTCCTGTCGGAGACGATCGGCACCCTGCCCCTGGTGTTCTACGAGCGGCGCGGTGCCGACAAGATCGTTGCCCGGGATCACCATCTCTACGAGCTGCTGCACGACAGCCCGAATGCAGACCAGACTGCGGCGGAGTATTGGGAAGGCCAGGTCGCCTGCCTCTGCGGCTGGGGCAATGGCTACGGCGAGAAAGCCTATTCCGGCTCGCGCCTGGTCGCGGTCCAGCCGTGGAAGCCCGACCAGGTCAGCGTGGTTCGCGACAGCAACGGCGCGCGGCGCTATCGCTACAGCGATCGCGGCAAGAGCTACGACCTGCCCGAGGACAAGGTCTTCCATCTGCGCGGCTTCGGCTTCGGCGCCGACAAGGGCCTGTCGCCGATCTCATACGCCCGCGAGACGCTCGGCAGCGCCATGGCCGCAGACGAGGCTGCCGCCAAGATCTTCGGTTCCGGCCTGCAGCTCGCCGGCTTCGTCGATTCGGGCCAGCCGAAATTGCAGCCGGAGCAGCGCAGCGCGATCGCGAAGCTGTTCGAGAAGTTCATGGGCTCGTCGAATGCCGGCAAGCTGATGGTGCTCGAGGCGGGCATGAAGTTCACGCCGCTCGGCATCAATCCGGAAGACGCGCAGCTGCTGATGACGCGGGCCTTCCATGTCGAGGAGATCTGCCGCTGGTTCCGGGTGCCGCCCTTCATGGTCGGGCACACCGAAAAGTCGACCAGCTGGGGCACCGGCCTCGAACAGCAGATGATCGGCTTCCTCACCTTCTCGCTGCGGCCCTATCTCACCCGGATCGAGCAGGCCATCCGCAAGCAGTTGCTCGCGCCGGCGGAGCGCCCCCGCTTTTTCGCCGAGTTCAACCTCGAGGGGCTGCTGCGGGCTGACAGCCAGGGGCGGGCCTCGCTCTACAACACCTTCGCGCAGAACGGGATCATGGATCGCGACGAGATCCGCGCGAAGGAGAACCTGCCCTCCCGCGGCGAAGGCGCCGCCAAGCTCACCGTCCAGTCCAACCTCGTGCCGCTCGACATGCTCGGCAAGACGCCGCCGCGCGCCGTGCAGCCGGCGCCGGGCGATCCGGTCTAGGAGGCCGTCATGCTCAAGACCAAGGATTTTGCGCTCAAGCTCGACGAGGTGTCCGAAGATGGCACGTTCGTCGGCTATGGCTCGATCTTCGGCAATCTCGACAGCTATGGCGAGGTCGTCGAACCCGGTGCCTTCACCCGGTCGCTCGCCCGCCACGCCAAGGAGAAGTCGAAGCCGCTCCTGCTCTGGCAGCATCGGTCCGACCAGCCGCTCGGCGTCTGGGAGGCGCTGGAGGAGGATGCCAAGGGGCTGAAGGGCACGGGGCGCCTGCTCAAGGGCGTCCGTCAGGCTGACGAGGCCTATATCCTGATGAAGGCCGGCGCCATCCAGGGCCTGTCGATCGGCTACCGCGAGATCAAGGTCGAGCCTGACGGCAATAATCGCCGCCTGAAGGAACTCGATCTGCTCGAGATCAGCATCGTCTCCTTCCCGGCAAATCGCCGGGCCAGCATCACCGCCGTCAAATCCGAGCGCATGGAAGAATTCGCCCGCCGCCTGCGCGATGGCGAGCCCATGCCCGTCAAGGAATTCGAGGACATCCTGCGCGAGGCGGGCGTCCCGAAAGCCATGGCCGTACAGATCGCCTCTGTCGGCTATGCGAAAGCCATTCGGAGCGAGTCCGAGGGCAAGGCGAACGACGGGGCGCTCAGCGCCCTGAAGCAGGCCGCCCAGGCCTTTACCCGCTCCTGAAAGGAACCACGATGAATCTCTGCAAGCTGCCGCTCCTGGCGGTCGGCCTGCTGGCGCTCGCCTGCATGGCCATCCCCTCCGAAGCCTTCGCCGGGTTCGGTCCAGTGGCTTCTGCTGCTCCGGTCGCTCCCTTCGCCCTTGCCGCCGCCGGTGGCATTGCGCGCCTCGCCGCCTGCGTCTTCGGTCCGCGCATCGTCTTTGCCCCTCCAGGCGAGGGCGGCGGCGGCGAAGCCGAGATCAAGGATCTCGCCGTTGCGCTGAAGAAGGCCGCTGACGACGTCAAGGAGCAGGCCGAGAAGACCGAAAAGGAACTCAAGGCGATCGGCAAGACGACCGAGGATACCAAGAAGGCCGCCGACGAGGCCATCATCAAGCACAATGAGATCGCCGCGCGGCTGACCGAGATCGAGCAGAAGATGGCGCGCGGTCCCGGCGAGCCGGAGAAGAAGAAGACCGCCGGCCATCTCGTCACCGACCATGAGGACTTCAAGGCCTTTGCCAAGAAGATCCCGTCCAAGGGCAGCATCAGCATCCCGGTGAAGGCGATCATCTCGGCCCTGACCACCGATGCCGACGGCTCGGCTGGTGACCTGATCGTGCCGCAGCGCCAGCCGGGTATCCTCGGCCTGCCGCAGCGCAAGATGACGATTCGCGACCTTCTGACGCCGGGCCGCACCTCCTCGAATGCAATCCAGTACGTCAAGGAAACCGGCTTCACCAACGCCGCCGCGACGGTGTCGGAGACGGCCGGCACGGCCAAGCCGCAGTCGGAGATCAAGTTCGACATCGTCACCACGCCGGTCACCACTATTGCCCACTGGGTGCTGGCGACGAAGCAGATCCTCGACGACGTGCCGCAGCTGCAGTCCTATATCGACGGCCGACTGCGCTATGGCCTGATGTATGTCGAGGAAAGCCAACTCCTCAACGGCGGCGGCAGCGGTACGGACCTCAACGGTATCTATACCCAGGCGACGCCCTATGTGGCGCCGATCGTGCCGAGCGCGGCCGGCAACCTGACGAAGATCGACGTCATCCGCCTCGCTATCCTGCAGGCCTTCCTGGCGGAGTTCCCGTCGAACGGCATCGTCATGCACCCGTCCGACTGGGCCGACATCGAGCTGACCAAGACCGATGACGGCGCATATCTCTTTGCCAACCCGCAGGGCGGCACGGAACCCCGCCTCTGGCGCCTGCCGGTGGTCGAGACGCAGGCGATGACGGTCGACAAGTTCCTGACGGGCGCCTTCCAGCTCGGTGCGCAGATCTTCGACCGCGAGGATGCCAACGTCGAGATCTCGACTGAGGACAGCGACAACTTCCGCAAGAACCTCGTGACGATCCGTGCCGAGGAGCGCCTCGCGCTCGCGGTCTATCGCCCGGAAAGCTTCATCAAGGGCGACTTCTCCGACGCCCTGGGCCTCTGAGCCGGGCTCGGCTGAGCAAGGGCGGCGCCTTCGCGGGCGCCGCCTCTCTGAGCCGAAACCGCGAAAGGAGGCGATCATGAAGCTCAAGGCCCTCGACCAGATCCATGTCAGCGCCGTGAAGCCGGACAGTCTCCGGCCCGGCGAGGAATTCGAGGTCAGCGACGCGCTCGGCAAGGAGCTCGTCGCCAGGCACCCGCAGCGCTTCGACGTGCTCGAAGGTCCGGCGGACGGCGGCGCCAAGGCGGAGCCGGCCCCGCCGAACAAGGCGGACGGACGTCGCAAGACCAAGTCCGCCTAATTCAGAGCCTCTGCAACGGCGCATCGCGCCATTCGAAAGGAGAAGAGCATGCGTCGCGTCAGGATTCCCATCACCACCGCTGCCGACGGGTCGGCCACGGTCTATTCCGCGCGGATCAGCGGCAAGGTGCACAGCGTGCACTACGTCAAGACCGACTTCGCCAACGGTGTCGACTTCGCCGTCACGGCCGAGGCCACCGGAGAGAACATCTGGACCGAGTCGGACGTTAACGCCTCGGCCGTGCGTTACCCCCGCGCCGCGACACATTCCCAGGCCGGTGTCGCGGCGCTCTATGCCGCCGGCGGCACTGCGGTGCAGGACAAGGTCGGCATGGCCAACGACCGCATCAAGGTCGTCATCGCCCAGGGCGGCAACGCCAAGAGCGGCGCCCTGATCGTCCTGACCGACTGAGCCTGAGCCCATGCAGTCCCGCGTCGTCGTCATCACGCCGCCTGAGCCGGTCGTCTCGCTCGCCGAGGCGAAGGCGCATCTGCGCGTCGACGACGGCGCGGAGGATACGCTCATCACCGCGCTGATCGCCGCGGCCGAGCAGCATATCGACGGGCCGACCGGCTGGCTCGGCCGCGCCATCGGCCGGCAGACGCTCGAGCTGCGCCGCTGCGGCTTCCCCTCCTGCGGCGGCTGGATCGCCCTGCCGTTCCCGAGTGTCGTCTCGATCACCGAAGTGACCTATGACGACGCTGCCGGCGCCTCGCAGACGGTGCTGCCGGAAAACTACAGGATCTATGGCGAAGCTCTCGCTCTGGCGCCGAACGCCGCCTGGCCGGCGACCGCCGACAATCCCGAGAGTGCCCGCATCCGCTACCTGACCGGCTATGAGGCCGGCAAGGTGCCCGCTCCGATCGTCGCTGCGATCAAGCTGATAGTCGGCGATCTCTGGCGCTTCCGCGATTCGATCGTGCTCGGCCAAGTGGCCGAGGTGCCGATGAGCACCACGATCGCCGCGCTGCTCTCGCCCTTCCGGGTCTGGAGGCTCTGATGCTCTCCGCTGGCCAACGCAATCATCGCGTCCGCTTCCAGCGGCGCGTCGTCGGCGCGAAATCCGCTTCGGGCAACGTGCTCGAGCAGTGGTTGGTTCTGTTCGATCGCTGGGCTGGGCTTCGGCCGCAGTTCGGTCGCGAGCAGGTCGCCTCGGGCAGGCTGGAGAGCAGCATGCTCGGCACTCTGACAGTCCTCTCCGATCCCGAGACTGCCGGCATCGCCGCCTCGGATCGCGTGCTCTTCATCGCCGGCCCCTACCGCGACCGCACATTCGAGATCGTCTCGATCATTCCGACGGCCGACGGCCGCGAGATCGAGATGACGCTGCGCAGCAGCGACGGAACGACCTGACGTCCCGCAACGGAGAACCATCATGGCAGACCTCACCATCACCGCGGCGAATGTCGTGGCGGCGTCCGACGCCGCGCGAGACCAAGGCACGGCCGGCGAGTCCATCGCGGCCGGCAAGCCGGTCTATCTCGCCTCGACCAGCAAGAAATGGATGCTGGCCGATTCGAACAGCGCCACGGCCGAGGCCCGCAAGGCCGGTGGCATCGCCCTGAACGGCGCCTCGCTCAACCAGCCGATCGCGATCCACAAGAGCGGCGACCTCACGCTCGGCGCGACGCTGGTGCCCGGCACGGCCTATTACCTGTCCGACACGCCCGGCGGCATCTGCCCGCTCGCCGATGTCGGCAGCGGCGAGTATGTCTGCCAGCTCGGCCTCGCCAAGAGCGCCTCGGTGCTCACGGTCGATATCCAGTTCCCGAACGTCGCGCTCTGACATGGATGGTCGCGACGCTTTTGTACTGGCCCGCCGTGCTGGTCGCCGTCTTCGCAAGGACGTGACGGTGACCCTCGAGGCGGTGCAGCATGCCGGAGGGAGTACCGATCCGGAGAAGTTGCGCCAGTCCATCAACATGATGGGGCGAGCCTTTATCCTAGCCGGCTGGAAGCCGCGTGTACGCGTTCCATACGCCCGGCGAGAGTGGTTGCTCTGACGTGCCGCGCGTCGCCTTCACGGCGGATTTCGACTGGTATCCGCCGGAATATGGCGGGCGCTGGTGCAGGGCCTTCAAGGCCGGGTTCTCCGGGCTCGTCACCACGCCCTGCGCCACCGCGGCGGTTGCGGCCGGTCGGGCGGTCCGCCTCGATCAGGAACAGGGCGATGGCCAAGATCGCGCGCCGTCAGGCGCTGCTCAAGAAGCTGGCGGCGCTGCCGTCGGCGGTCCGCTCGCGGGTGAAGCAAGCACTCGCACAGAGCGCCGACGAGATCGTCGAGGCAGCCAAACGCCTCGCGCCGGTCGATGACGGCGATCTGCGGCGCTCAATCGGCTCGACATTCGGCGCCTACAAGGCCGAGAACGCAAATGTTCGCGGCGTCAGCACGGGTTCTGAAGGTGGCGACCCCGATCTGACGGTGACGATCCACGCCGGCGACGCGAAGGCGTTCTATGCCGCCTTCGTCGAATTCGGCACGGCGCCGCATCTCAATGGCGGCCGCTTTGCCGGTACGCGGCATCCGGGCTCTGCTGCGCGCCCATTCTTCTACCCGGCCTATCGGGCCAACCGGCGCAAGGTCAAGGCGCGCATCAGTCGCGCCATGACCAAGGCGGTGAAGGAGATCGCCGGTTCATGAGCGAGGCTACCCTCCCGATCCAGAAAGCGATCGTCGCCCTGGTGGATGCTGATCCGGTCGTGCGGGCGCTGGTGCCGTTGGGCATCCTCGACCCGATCCCGCAAGGCACGCAGCATCTCTATCTGCGCCCTACGGGCTGGCAGGAGAGCGAGGCCGGGCACGATTGTGGCGATGCCGTCCGCGTCACCTTCGAGATCCAGTGCTATGCGCCGCCGCCGGCGCGCGATGCGTTGGCCGAACTCGCCGGTGCGGTGAAACGCATCCTGCATCGGGCGACGCCGCCGGCCGAGGGCTGGTCTGGTGTCGATATCCGCTACACCGGCACCGTCTGGCTCGACGAGCCGGACGGCCAGTCGCGCCGCGCCATCGTCCGCTTCGAGGCGCTCGCCGACGAAGCCTGACGGCCCGCAAACCAGCTTTCGCAGCGCCGCCTTCGGCGGCATTTTCATGAGGTGAATCCATGGCACAGGCCCAGACCTTCCGCTTCTCCGGCCTCCGCGTTCTGATCGGCGACGGCGCAACTCCGACCGAGGGCTTTGCCGCGCCCTGCGGCTTGACCGAGCGCTCGCTCTCCCTTTCGAAAGAATTCGGCGAAACCAACACGCCCGATTGCACGGACGAGGACGGTGCCTCCTGGATGGAACGCGACGTCACATCAAAGTCCGGTGCGATCGCGGGAACCGGCGTGCTCGACGCCTCCGCCCTCGACGAGTGGCGCGGCTTCTTCGAGAGCGACACCTCGAAGAACCTCCGGGTCGAGCTCTGGCGCGACAGCGCCAAGGTCGGCCACTGGCAGGGCAAGTTCCACCTCGAAAGTTTCGAGGTGAGCGGCACCAAGGGCGAACGCGTCACCATCGATATCTCGGCCCAGAGCGACGGCGCCGTGCTCTGGACCGCCGCCTGATGTCGGCTGAGAACCGCAACGGCGCCGTCGATCTCGATTTCGGCGACGCCAGTCATGTCTTCCGTCTCGCGCTCGGCGAGCTGGAGGAGTTGCAGGAGAAGACGGGTGTCGGCCCCTTCGTCCTCCTCAACCGGCTGATCAATGGCGACTGGCGCCTCGCCGATGTCCGCGAGACGTTGCGGATCGGACTCGTCGGCGGCGGCATGGAGCCGATCGCGGCGCTGAACCTGGTGCGCCGCTATGTCGACCGCCGGGCCGCATGGCTTGCCAACTCGTCGCTCGCCCGCCTCGTGATGCTGGCGGCCCTGGCCGGCGCGCCGGAGGAGGAGCCGGGAAAAGACGGCGCTCCGAAGGCCGAGACCGAGGCGTCGCCCTCCCGGGCGGACGCCTTGCCTTCGGAGAGTTCTACGGCGCAGCCGGAGCCATCGGCGTAGCCGTCACCGATCTGCGGGCGATGACACTCTGGCAGTTCGCCGAGCATGTCGATGGCTGGATCAGAGCGCATAGCTCGCAGAAGGAGCAGGGCATCAGCGAGGATGAAGGTGACGCGCTGTGGGAGATGGTTCGCGCTCGCTAGTTTTCAGGACGCGCCTCTAAACTGGCAGATCGTAGCTGCGGCAAATCTTCTGCATTGCGACCTGAGAATTTTCGTCGCCCCCAGCTCCGGCTACTAAGAATGAAGTTGAGCCATTGGCCTCAGCTAAATTCCCCATGAACAATTTCTCGCCTGTGTAGCCGCCGAACGAATTCTTTGCATTGACAAAGCCGCACACGATCTTCCCGTCCTTCGTATCGCTCGCGTGGATTGTGCCGAAGCGAGCGCTTTCTGGATCTTTGAGGGATTTGGCGAGATCGCGCTTGACTGCCTCGGTCTGTTTCAAACTGAGGGCGATAGGCGTTCCGCCAATGTGGGGAACTGTAGCGTTGCACGCGGCGAGTGTGAGCGTGGCTCCAAGTAGCAATAGCCGTTTCATCTCTACTTCCCCTAAAGGCATCCGCGATGGCCACTGACGTCGAAACCCTGACGCTTTCCCTTGAGGCGAACGTCAGGAAATTCGAAAATGCGATGCGCAAGCAGAACGCGCAAGCCGACCGCATTTTCAAGGACCTTGAGCAACGCGCCAGCCGGATGGAGCAGTCGGTCTCCGGCTCCTTCGACGCGCTCGCCAGGAAGATCGCCGGTGTCGCGGGCGGCATCATCTCGATCCGGGAGGTGCAAAAGCTTGTCGATGCCTGGCAGGAGGCGGGGAACAAGATCCGCGCTGCCGGCGTCGGCGACGCGATGGCTGCGGCGGTGCAGAACAATATCGCCGACATCGCCAGCCGCTCACGTTCGGCTTTCGCCGATGTCGCCGATCTCTATGCGCGGCTGACGCGGACCGGCAAGGAGTTCGGCGCGACCCAGGGCGAGATCGCCATCGCGACCGAGACCGTGGCGAAGGCGCTGAAGGTCAGCGGCGCCTCGGCCGGCGAGGTGCAGTCGACGCTGGTGCAGCTCGGCCAGGCGCTCGGCTCCGGCCGCCTGCAGGGTGACGAACTGCGCTCGCTGCTGGAGAACGCCCCGGTCGTCGCGCAGGCTATCGCCAAGGAATTCGGCGTCGCCATCGGACAGCTCAAGGATCTCGGCGCCGAAGGCAAGCTGGTGAGCGACCGCGTCTTCAAGGCGCTGGTCAATGCCGCGCCCGAAGTCGGCGCGGCCTTCGCCAAGACGACCGGTACCATCGCCGACAGCTTTACCGAACTGCAGAACGCCGCGGTCAAGTTCGTCGGCAACAGCCAGCAGATGGGCACGGCCGCGCGTGTCGTCTCCGGCGCCGTCTCGGGCATTGCCCAGAACTTCGACACGGTCGCGGCCGGCGCGACCGCCCTCGGCGCCGTGATCGCTTCGCGACTGGTGGCTGGCGGCCTTGCCCCCCTTGTCAGCCAGGTCGGCGCGGCGGTTGCCGGCATGGGCGTGGCGCAGGGCGCGGCTGCTGCGCTCGGCGCCCGGGCGTTGTTCGCCGCCGGGGCTGCGCGCACGCTGGCCTTGGCGCTCAGCCTCGTCGGCGGACCTGTTGGGGCGGCTCTGTTCGGGGCGGGGGCGGCCGTCGCATATCTCGCCACGAAGTCTGCCGAAGGAAAGGAATCGACCGATCGCTATGCCCAGGCGGTAATGAATCTCAAGCCGGCGGCAGAGCAGGCGAAGACCTCGATCGATGCGATGGGCGACGCTGTCGCTGCAGCCAATGCAAAGATGGACAATGCGGCCAAGGGTGCACTCAAGTCCGAGATTTCCGAGTTGGATGGCCGTAGCAAGGTGCTCATTGCAACCCTTCAGACGATGACGCGCGACCTCAGCAAGATTAGCGAGGCCAATTTCAGGGAAGGCGACAAGCAGCGGGCTCTCGACCTTATCCGCAAGGCAGTGGAGGGGACTGCTGAAGAAGCCACAAAGGCCGCGGTCGCGCTGAAGGCTCTCGGTGACGTCAATCCCTCGTTCGCTGCATTCTTCAGTCGAGCCGCAGCGGTTTCGCAAAGGCTGGGGGAACTGGCCGAGCAGACGCAGCTCGTCAACAAGGCGATGGCTGGCATCGATGCCCGGCAGTCGAGCGAGGTTGCCTCGCGCGCGCAGCGAGATGATCAGCGCGCCATCGAGAAAGCGGGCTATGTCCCGCCACCGGCCGTGCCGAGCGCCCAACAGGATCCGGTACTCGATAAGATCAGGCTCGACGCAAAGGTACGCGAGGCGGCGCTCGACGATTCCACCAAGCGGATCAAGGCGAAGACGCAGGAGATTTTCGATGCTGCGCGATCGGCCGGCGACGGCACGACCCTGAAGGCTGCCGAGGATGCGGCTAAGCGGATCGTGGCGGCCGAGGACGCGGCCAAGGGTGGCGGCGGCGGTCGCAGTCGGAAGGACGAAGGCGAGAAGGCCGAAGACCGGATCAAGGCTTACATCGCATCGCTGGAGCGGCAGAATCTTGTTCTGCAAGCCGAGATCGACGCATTCGGTCGTTCGAACATTCAGAAGCGGGCCGCTGTCGAGCTCGCCAAGGCTGGCGTCGACCTCAACAGGCTCGACGCGTCGACCCGCGAAGAGATGCTTCGTAGACTCAACAAGGAGATATCTCTCAGCGAGCAGCTCCGGACGAAGAAGAAGGAGCTCGAGGACCAGCAGAAATCACTCAATGACGTCGCTTCGCTGTTTGGCGATGCCATGGTCGACGCGCTCGACCTCGTCTTCGACAACACCGCGAAGGCGGAAGATGTCGTCAAGAACCTGGTCAAGCAGCTCGCCAAGGCTGCGCTGCAGGCCGCTCTGCTGGGTCAGGGGCCTCTCGCCGGCCTGTTCGGAACCTCCGGCAGCAACGGGAATGTCGGCGGCCTGTTCGGCCTCCTGTTCAAGGGCTTCGCCGATGGCGGTTTTACCGGCCGGGGCGGAAAATACGAGCCGAAGGGCGTGGTCCACGGCGGCGAGTATGTCTTCGACCAGCAGGCCGTTCGCGCCGCTGGCGGACCCAAGGCGCTCGAGGCACTCCGGCGGCGTCTGAAGGGCTATGCGGGTGGCGGCTATGTCGGTCCGTCAATTCCCGCAGGCATCGCCTCGGGCGGAGGATCGGCGATGAAGGTCGTGGTCAACAACACCGTCTCCGACCGGGTCCAGGCGACGACGCAGCGCGGCTCAGACGGCTCGCTGCAGGTCATGATCGCCGCGATCAAGGACGACATCGCCCGTGACGTGATCGGCGGCAAGGGCGCGCTCAGCCAGGCGCTCAGTGCGCGCCAGACCAACCGTCATTTGCAGGGCTGACCATGACCGCTGTCTGGCCCTCGCAGGTGCCTTTCCGATCGCCGGTCGACGGCATCAGCGTCGGGCAATCCTTCAACGCGCCGCTGCAAGCTGAAACCGAGGCCGGGCCGGCGCTGATGCGACCCCGCCCCGGTCCGCGGGCGATGGAGTACCCCTGGCGCAGTCCGCGTCTCACCAGCGAGGAATTCACCGCCTTCGAGCAGTTCGGGCGCGACACGCTGCGCCAAGGTACGCTGCCCTTCCGCATGCCTGTCTGGAAGCCGGGCGGCTGCTATGTCGACCGGCATTGCCAGATCAAGAACGGGCAATGGTCCGCCGATTTCTCGGCCTATCCGAAGGTGGTCGTCTCCTTCACCCTGATCGTCTGGAACTGGTGAGCGCGTGACCATCTCTGCCGCGATGGCGGAGGCCTATGCGTCGAACGACGTCAAGGCCGACCTGCTGCCGACCATCGAGATCGACCACATCACCCTGGCCGAGCCGCTGCGCTTCGTTCAGGGGACCCGGGTCAAGGATCTCCATGAAAGCGTCACCCTTCCGGTGCCGGGCAATCCGGCGGCGGTCTTTGCCGTCATCGACTTCTCCTGGCAGCGGCCCGGCCAGGAGGAAGGCGGGACGACGAAGGCGCGGATTCGCGTCGACAATATCAGCCGGGCGCTTCAGGAGGCGCTGCGCGGTGCCATCGCCTCCGACCAGCCCTTCGACGTGACCTATCGCGAATACCTGACCAGCGATCCCAACCATCCCGAGATCTATGACGGGTTGCAGATGCGATCGGTCTCGGTGACGCCGCTCTCGGCCTCCGGCGACCTCTCCTATGAGGAGATCGAGATGAAGGGCTTTCCGCGCCGGACCTACGATATCGCCAACTATGCGGCGCTCTACGGGCAATAGCCGGCATGACCCTCTCGGATACCGCGACGCTGCAGTTCCTCGCGGCGGTGATCGGCCGCGCCTATGAGCCGGCCGGACTGCATTGCTGGGAGCTGGTGCGCTCCTGCCAGCGCGTCGTCTTCGGCCGCGAACTGCCGCCGGTGCTGGTCGCGCCGGAACGCCGGCGCGAGCTCGTCGAGCTGATGGGCCTGCGGCACAGCTATCACGGCTGGAGCGAGGTCGATGGGCCGGCCCATGGCGCGGTCGTCTTCATGACCCGCCACGGCCACGAGGTGGCGCGGGCCGCCTGCCATGCCGGCGTCTTCCTGGCCCTCGACGGCGGCGGCGTGCTGCACACCGACGCGCCACATGGCGTCGTCTTCGAAGCGATTCCAGAGCTCACCGCCCGCAACTGGGCCGATCTCAGCTTCTACCTGCCGAGCCCATGACCTCCTCAGCCCTGCCTCTCCGTCCCGTCGCCCTTGCGACGGCGCGAACGCGCGCCCAGTCGTCGAGGGCCCGCATCCTGTTCCAGCGCTGCGACGGCAAGCCGATGGGCGAGCCGGTCGTGCTGTCGCGGAAACGGCGTCGGCTCGACGAAGTGGTGCGCCGGCATGCCGACCATTCGCGGCCCTATATCGTCAGCGTGCACCGCCGCGGCGAGCCGCTCGCGGTCACCGACCTGTCGGTGCGGCTGCGCAAGCGTTGGGCCTCGACCAGGATTGGCCGGCCAGACACCGTCATCATCACCTATCTGCCGCGCGGCGGCAGCGCGCAAGCCGGCGGCGGCTCGCGTGCCGGCAAGACGGCGGGTATCGGCCTCCTCGTCGCCACTGTCGCGCTCGCCGCGATCGGCCAGTTCTGGGCGATCGGCGCGATGGCGAGCGCCTTCAGCATCAGCAGCGCCACCGCCGGCGCGATCTGGGCGGCCGGTTCGGCGGCGATGCTGGCCGGCGCCGGCTATCTGCTGTCGCGCGCGACGCAGGCCAAGGCCAACAAGACCGATGATCGGCCGGTCTATGGCGTCTCTGGCGGTGGTAACCTGCCGCGCCTCGGCGACCGCATCCCGGTGATCTACGGCCGGTGCTGGACGACGCCTGATCTGTCGCAGCCGGATTATACCGCTTATGTCGGCGACGACAGCCAGGACCTGTTCAAGCGCCTGACCGTCGGCTGCGGCAAATACGCCTTCAAATCGGTGCGCGTCGCCGGCGTGACCATGTGGACCGCCGATGGCGGGTTGACGCCGGCCTTCACCGGCTCGCAGATCGAGTTCATCGCGCCGGGCGCGGCCTCGGCGCTGGTGCCCGGCCAGGTCGCGACCGTCACCGCCGTCGCCGGCGCGCAGTTGCCCAAGGTCGACGACTTCCCGAATTATGCCGGGCCGTTCGAGTTCGGTCCCGGCGCACCGCTGCAGACCCGCATCCAGCTCGACTATTCGCTGCCCCAGGGCGTCTATGCCGTGCCCGATGGCGGCAAGTTCGAAGGCAAGCAGTTCCCGACCGACTGGGGCGTGCTGTTCGAGGCTGCGCCCTGTGATATCGACGGCACGCCGACCGGCCCCTTCGTCGCGATCCTCACCGATGGCGGCAACACCACCTCGACCAGGCCGATGCGCTTCACGCGCTATGTCGACCTTTCGGCCGGTCGCTACACCTTCCGCGCCCGCAACACCGGCGCGGCCGACGAGGTCGCCCATCCCGCCGGCTTCACCGCCAAGGTCACCAACACGGTGATGTGGGATGGCCTGCGCGCCCATATCCCGCAGTCCGCGGTCAGGGCCGGCATCACCGAGCTGGCGATGCGGATCCGTGCCGGCAAGGAACTCTCGGTTACCAGCTTCGGCGAAGTCGAGGTCGAGGTCTCGCGCATCCTGCCGGTCTGGAACGGCTCGGGCTGGAGCGATGCCGAGACCGATCTCTGCGCCTGGGCCTATGCCGACATCCTGATGGACCAGAGCCACGGCGCCAGCATGCCGGCGGGCAAGCTCGATCTGCCGCGGCTGCTGCACTATGCCGGCACCGGCGCGCCCTATAACAGCTTCTCCGGCATCCTGCGCGGGCCGGTCTCGGTCTATGAGGCGGCGACCACCGTGCTCGGCACGATGCGGGCCTCGCCGCTGCGCCTCGGCAGCGTCTGGACGATGGTGCGCGACGAGCCGAAGGCCGTGCGCAAGCATGTGATCAGCCGCCGCCAGATCCTGCGCGACACCACCGGCCAGACCTTCAATCTCGACCTGTCGGACGGCTCCGCGGACATCATCGTCGAATGGCTGGCCGATGGCGATCCGCGCCGCCTGCGCACGCACCGGGTCACCTTCGGCTCGCAGACGCTCAATCCGCGCCGGATGCAGGCGACGGGCGCACGCACCGGCGAGCATGCGATCCATCTCGCCACCTGGGCCGCAGCCTCGGCCTATTATCGGCGCGAGCGGCGCGGCTTCAGCATGAGCTATGCCGGGCGGATGCTGCTGCCGAACGATCCGGCGCTGGTCGATGCCTGGTATTTCGACCCGATCCAGACCGCCGGCGTCCTCGCTGCCGAGATCGACGAGGCCGAGGACCGTTTCGTGCTGACCCTCGACCTCGAGGAGGCGATCGAGCCCGGACTCTACGCCATCCTGCGCGACCGCAGCGGCCTGGAATGGGGGCCGGTGGCGCTGACGCAGGACGGCTCGCGCGTCTTGCTCGATGCCGACGACGTCGCCGCCGCCAAGAGCATGACCGGGCTCGGCCTTGACGACGTCATCAACACCGCGACGCAGGCTGAAACCAGCGTCGTCATCGGTGCCTATAGCGAGATCACCAGCAAATGGCTCATCCGCTCGGTCGGCTTCGAAGGCGAGAGCAAGGTCAATGTCGAGGCGGTGTTCGATGCGCCGCAGGTCTGGAGCGCCCTGGCCGAGCCGATCATTCTGCCGCCGCCGCCACCCTCGACCGGGCTGGAGAGTCCCGCGACGGTCGAGATCGCCTATGTCAGCGCCCTGCCGGTGCAGCGCAACGCGGCGATGTACATGGACTGGGCCGTGGGCCGGGCGCGCTCGGCCGCCGAATACCAGGTCGTCATCAGCTATGACGACTGGGATACCTCGGAGTTGGTCTATCGCGGCCCCTCGACCTCCGGCACGCATCCACTGCGCGAGGTCGACGGCACCATCCGGGTCAGGGCGCGCGGCATCGCCGCGAGCGGGCTGGTCAGCGGCTGGAAGGAGACGTCCTTCACCTGCGTGCCGGCGATCATCGATCTCGGCAACGCCGGCGCCGGCACGCTGCCCTACAAGGCCTTCCTCGCCGGGCTGGAACCGGTCGGCATCGTCTCGGAACTGCCGGACATCTTCGGCTATGAAGGGCCGAAGGTGCTGGTGCTGATCGAGCCCGGCGAAAAGCCGACCATGTACCAGCTGCGCGAGGGCGGTGCGGATTGGGAGCCGCTGGCGGCCGAGGATTATGTCGCCAACACGATCACGGCGGCAGCGATCCAAGCCGGCGCAGTCAAGGCGACCGCGATCGACGTCGCCTATCTCTCGGCGATCAATTCCAATCTCGGCTCGATCACCGCCGGTGCGATCAACATCAACAACAAGGTGATCATCGCCGCCGACGGGACGATCACGATCCTCTCGGCGACGTCGGGAGCGCGCCTCGTCATCACAAACAGCCAGCTTCAGGTCTATGACGCCAGCAACGTCATGCGCGTCCGTCTCGGGGTCTGGTGATGCCAGCCGGCGGCCAGGTTCGCGATCAGTTCGGCAACCTCAAGATCGACCTGACCGATCGCATCGCGCGGTTCCTCGGCGTCTTCTTCTTCTCGGCCGGGGCGTCCGGATCGGTGGTGATCGAGGGCCTGCTGACCGGCACCCCATTCTTCTCGGCAACGCCGCATGGCAGCGCGATCGGGTTCGGCGCCAACAACGAGATCGTGCCGTCGATCAGCTTCAGCGGCGACACGATGTTCTATTCCGGTTTCCTCTGCGATCAGCGCGTCATCGTCTGGGTGCACTGATGCCGGCAGGCCTCTTCGTCCTCAACGATTACGGCTCGGTCCAGATCGACGATAACTGGAAGAACTGGGGGTTCAAGCAGCTCATCCCGTTGAGCGTCCATATTGCCGCCGGGACGAACTTCAATGCCAACACCTACTCGCTGTCGGTCGCGGGCGAGGCTGTCCTGATCGCGCCGGTCAGCACGAACCTCGCGGTTTCGGTGGTCCGCACCGAGTTTTCCGGCGGGGTCTGGACCTATCATTTCATCATCCTGCGCCAGTTCGCGCTGGGGTTCGACGAGACCGAGACCGCCTACATCTATGTCTTCGACGCGATGCCGGGGTCGAGCTTCAGCAATGTCGGCCTCGAGGTCTTCAATGCGCTGAGCCAGCGGGTCTTCCATTCCGACATGAACCCGCTCAAGGCGCGGGACGTTCTGCCGGGCAGTTCCGGTTTCACCGGGGACACTGGAAAGACCTATGCCCCGCTCGCCCTGACGCACACCCGGCACTTCGACCCGACAAACGGCATCCAGTACTGGGGGTTGCGCTCCTTCGGCTCCTTCATCACCGCGATGGAGCACAACGTCGCCGGCGGCGGCTTCTTCGGAACGAGCATCAACGCCGGCCTCTATGCCGCGGTCGACGTGACCGGGCTTTCCTGAACCCTGACCATCCGGACATCGCCATGACGAACTCCATCGCCCTCTTCCAGTATTCGACGGAAGAGGATTTCAGCTATGTGCTCTCGTTCACTGGCCTTGTGCTGACGGACCGGGAGTTCGAGGTCGAGGTCAAGGACCGGGCTTCGAATACGACACGCGCGACGCTGACGCTCGGCGATGGCCTGACGCTGGAATCGGCGACCGAGATCTCGGCCGCAGTGGCGAAGGCGGGCATGGCGAGCTGGCCGCGCGGTGAGTATTCGGCCGACCTCGTCGACATCACCGCCGGGGTGCATTCGCGCATCATGGCTGTCCGCTTCGTCTATGACCTGCCCGGAAATCTGGTTTACGGCGTCAGGGATCGGAAAGCCTTCATCAACTGGTCGCCGAATCAGGCGGTCGTCACCGCCACCGGAGCCGTTGGCCCTTCGGGTCCCCCTGGCCCGCAAGGCGAGCAGGGCGAACAGGGAGAGCAGGGAGAGCAAGGCATTCAGGGCGAAGCCGGCCCGACTGGCGCGACTGGTGCCACCGGCCCGCAGGGTAACGATGGCTGGTCACCCGAGGTTGCCGTTGTCACCGATACCGGCCGGCGTGTCCTGCAGGTCGTCGACTGGGTCGGCGGCGAGGGCACGAAGCCCGCGACCGGGCTCTATGTCGGTGCGACGGGTCTGGTCGTCGACGTTGCCGATGCCGTCAACATCCGCGGCGACCAGGGGCCGGCCGGCTCGGTCACCGACGGCAACAAGGGCGACATCACCGTCGATGAGGGTGGCACGGAGTGGGCCATCAACGACGGTGCGGTCGACACTGCGGCTCTCGCCAATGACGCCGTCACCTTCGACAAGATACAGAACATCGATGCTGGCGAAATCCTCGGTCGCAAGACGGCTGGCACAGGCAATATCGAACGCCTGACAGCAGCCGATGTCCGCGCGCTGCTCAACCTCGTCAGCCATGGCCAGTGCTCCCTGGCCAAGGTCAGCAGCAACCTTGTCCTGTCCCCGAAGAACGGCAACAAGCTGCTGATCAACGGCGTGCCGGAGACGATCCCGAATGGCGGCGTCTCCCTCCCGGCAACCGGTTTGACGCCCAGCACGTTCTATCTGATCTATGCCTTCAAGAACGCCGGCACGATCACGAATCGGGCTCGATCCACCAATGTTGCGACGCTGACGACATCGGGTTCCCACGGCCTTCATGTCGGTTCGGCCATTGCGGTGAGCGGTGTAGGCTCCGGCTACGACGCAGCTGCCGCGGTAGTCACGGTGGTCGGTTCGTCGACCACGTTTTCCTATGCCAACACCGGGTCGAACGAGAGTTCCACTTCGGCGTCTGGTGCGCTTGCTGGCATGTCGCTTGAGCCTTCCGCGACCGGGCATTCCGCCGACAGCGCTACCGGCGTCGAAATCAAGACCGGCGATGCGACCCGGACGCTGGTTGGCGCGGGCTATTGCGTGACAGGGCCTGCCTGGGCGACCGACGACAGCAGCCGGATCGGGTGCCTGTCCTGGTTCAACCAGAAGCCCAAAACCGCATACACGATCTTGGCTGCAAACCGGACCGTAACTGAAACGTCTATGACCAACTTGACGGTGTTCGAGACGTCTTTCCTCAGTTGGGGCGGCGCCACCTCAAAGGCCGCCGCACAAGGGCCGTGCGCCGTCTCTGGCGCTGCCGCAGGCAATGCCATCATCACCTATGACGGAACGCACTGGACGCCCGGATACATCGGTATCAGTTCGACAGCTTCTGGACCTCTGGGATTGACCGGATCTTTGATACTGCCGGAGGGGGCCCATGTCGGCTCCGTCTCTGCAATGAGAACGGGCGGCACAAGTTTCGTAATCTTCGGGACGGGCAACGATAAGTGCTCTCTCACCGTGGAGGTGATGGGGTAGCGCCAGCTTGCTCGGCCTTCCACATGGGGGGGCATCTCACGTCTGCCGTTGATCGCGGCAATAAAAACTGATTGAATCACCACGGGTGTGAGAACCCAGCAGAGAGTGGGCGATCGTCGGGCCGGCTGGCTTGGCGGTCGCTGCTCGCGATTCGTCGCGAATATCCAGGCTATGGCCGGGGTCGATCAGTCCCTCTTCGTCTTCGGGCGAGGGGGCCATGTCCAAGGCTTCGGCCTAAAGGCTGGTCGACACGTCTCTGCGTGTTCTCACCCCCCGGCTGCCGGTCCGTTACCGGCGCGGCTGTGAGAAGCCGTTGCAGAGAGCCCTCCAACATGAAAGCGTTATTTCGCGCGGCGTTCTTCGCCGTGCTGCTGGCTACCCATGCCAGCGCTGACCCTATCGACGCCACTCCGGCATTCGACACGGCGGTTACGGCTGCCTGCGCCAGCACGGACAACCGAACGCTCAAATACCCGGCCGGCACCTTCACCTTCCTGACGCCGCCGCAGCCGATTCCCTGTGCTCTCAGGCTGGCGGGGGAAGGCATTGGCGCCACGACCTTCGTGCGCGGCTACAGCAACGGCGGCTTCCTGCAATGGACGCGCGGCACCGACCATTCTGGCGGCACGCTGCGCGACATGGCGGTTCTTGCGGGCGCCGGGACGACAGGCGGTATTGCCATCCTGATCACAGCGACGGCGGACATGAGCGGCTTGGTCAACAGCTACAACCGGCACAGCTTCTTGATCGAGAACATCCAGGTTGGACGTGTCAGCGACCTCAACACGTCATGGTCGTTCGGCCTTTACCTCGACGGCGCAGCCAATCCAGACCACAACCCAAACAGCCCCGCTGCTGGCATCAGGGGCACCTATGTCGACAAGAGCACGTTTGGCGGGGCAACGACCGCCAGCATCTTTCTCAACAAGGCGCGCGGGCCAGAAATCAGAGCTGAATGCTACACTCCGATCGGCAACGGCTTCGCTGGCGTGATGATGGCCAATGGCACTGAGAGCGTGCTTCTCCAGACCCGCAACTGCAACTGGTCTGTTGACGCCTCCAGCAAGGGCATGATGCTCAACGGCCTTCGGGTTGGGCCGCAGTAGCGGTGCCCTCAATTCAGGATCCTTCGCCGCCTTCGGGCGGCTTTTTCATGCCCGGAGCACTCTGATGACTGCGCAGAATTACGCGCGGGCGCTGTCGCGCGTCCTCGTCCATGAAGGCGGCTATGTCGACCATCCCAAGGATCCGGGCGGCGCCACGATGAAGGGCGTGACGCAGGGCGTCTATGACGCCTATCGCACGCGCCGCGGCGAGGAGCGACGCTCTGTCCGCCTGCTCGACGAGGCCGAGCTGAAGGCGATCTATCGCCGGCAGTATTGGGACGTGGTCAAGGGCGACAGCCTGCCGGCCGGCGTCGACTATGCCGTCTTCGACGGCGCCGTGAACTCCGGCCCGGCGCAGGCGGTGAAATGGCTGCAGCGCGCGCTCGGCTCGCTCAAGGTCGACGGCGTCGTCGGCGAGGCGACGCTGGCGGCGGTCGAGGCCTATCCCGACCATGACCGGCTGATCGCCCTGATGCTCGGTCGGCGCCTTGCCTTCCTCGAGGCGCTGCGCACCTGGTCGACCTTCGGGCGCGGCTGGAAAGCGCGCGTCGCGCAGGTCAGGCAGATCGGGCAGGCCTGGGCGACCGGATCGGTCGGGCCGGATCCTGCCTTCGTCGCCGGCGGCAACGCCAGGGCGACGATCGAGCAGGCCAGGCCGCTGCCGACCAGGGCGCCGGCCGATGGCGCGACAGGTGCCGGCATCGGCTCCGGCGGTCTCGCGGCAACGCTCGACCAGGCGCGCGAGCAGCTCGACCCGCTGGCGGCGAGCTCGCAGCTGATCGGCAACGTCGTCGCGGCGCTGGTAATCACCGGCGTGGTGCTGACCGCCGGCGGCTTCGCCTATCGCTGGTGGGCGGCGCGCAGGGGCAAGGCCCTCGCCGATGCGCTCGACCTGCCTGAAGGTGTTACGGCGTGACCGCGCTCGCCGGGCTCCTGCGCCTCGCCAGGGCGATCCCCTGGCAGGCCTGGGCCGTCGCCGCCCTGATCCTCGCCATCGGCGCCTATGGCTGCCGTGAGTATCGCCGCGGCGGGGCCGATGCCTCGCTCTCGCAGGAACGCAAGCAACAGGAGGCGGCCGATGCGGCGCGCAAGGAAGTGGATCGCCTGCGCGGTGGCGCTGACCGCAGCCGGGTGCGTGAGTTCGACCGTGATTGACGGCTGCCGGATCTTCGGCGCGATCCACGGGTCGTCGCGCGACACGCCTGAGACGCGGGCGCAGGTCGACCAGCACAACGCCAAGGGCGTCGGCGCCTGCGGCTGGAGGGCGCGCTGATGGCGGAGCTGTCGGACCAGCAGTGGCGGGGGAAGGTCGAGACCGAGATCGTCCTGCTCAAGGCGGGCATGAACGAGGTCCAGACCGATATCGCGGCCTTCCGCGACGAATGGCGCACCAAGGCGGAAGAGGATCGCAAGGCGCATCGTTCGGCGCGCATGACCTTCCCGCAGATCGCCGGCATGCTCTTCGGCACCGTGACGACGACGGCTGTCCTGCTCGGCGGGCTGATGTACCTGATCAACATGCAGGTCACCTCGACCAAGACAGACCTCGCGAGCCGGATCGAATCGGCCAAGCAGTCGGCGGAGGCCTCGACCGCGCAGGTCGGCCTCGCGGTGCGCGGCCAGGGCGATGCCGTCACTGCCCTCAACACCGCGTTCCAGCAGATACAGCGTGAGCAGGCGGCGGATCGTGTCAGGCTCGGGCTGGTCGAGCAGCAGGCCGTCGCCAACACGCGCTTCATCGAACAGGCGCAGGGTTTCGACGCGCAGCTGGCGCGCCATGACGAGCGGCTGAAGGCGGCCGAGCAGCTCGTGAGAGAGATCGCGGCCCGCCGGCTGCAATGAGAATTCGGCAGGGCCGATCCGCGCCGGCGGTTCCCGGCATCAATCAACGAGGTATTCCGATGACCACGACCGTGATCGTGAAGGCCAACCATGGCTGGCCTGTCGATGTGACCGCCAAGGATCCGAAGAGCGGCGAAGCTGCATGGACCCAGCGCGTCGAGCCGAACAGCGAGCGCAGCTTCAGCGTTCACAGTTCTGCGGATCTGCATGTGCACGAGGTCCAGCCGGACGAAAGCAAGTCCGGCGACTGA